AAACCCGGTTTGAAATTAAGTTTTTGTAGCATAATATGCTTTTATAAACCGTTTTGACTCTAAGATAAAGTTAAATATCTAGAGGGTTTTGGGTGCTTGTTACTATGGTAGTTCAGCTTCTTGTGCAGCTTTAAATGCAATCCAAGCATCTTTCACTTCTTGTGTCCAAGCTGCATTACAAATGTTTTGTACTTCTTGTGGTTCATTAGTTATATCTGAATCTGGCATTAAAACGTGTCTGTGTCTTGTTTGTGAAATTAAATTACCATTTTCTTTAATCAAAGTATCCATAGCAACTTGCACAGCTTTATGTGTTCCAACCACTTCTACTTTTCCGATTACTGTTTCTTTAGTTATTGCCATGTGTTGTCTCCTTTGTTATTAATCTACTTTATATACACCACTAAAGTAAGCTGCGTTATCTGAACCACCTGTTCCCATATCAGAAACTTGTAGTGGTGAAGCGCCTCCATTTGCTGTTGTTCTATAATATAAAAAAAATTGACTATTACTTGCTCTACTTAAACCTGATAATGGGTTATCTCCTAAAAAATCCTTAGCGTAATTAACATTAAAAGTAGATTCAGTGGCTTCACAATTAAAAGGTAATCCACCTATTAAAACATTTCCACTAGCTGAACCTTTAGTAATTGCATCTGTTCTTAATCTTCCTTCTACATAACAAATATCACCTATTTTAGTATATTTTCCAATTTGGTAACTATAAGTAACACTAGTAAAATCAGTTCCACTAGTTGTATATGTAGGTGTAAAAGTTCCTTCTTCGTAATCGTCTAATAAGTTAGAAGCTGTAGCCGTTGTTACACCTAAATAAATTCCTTTTGATGCTGTATTAAATAAAATGTTATCGGATAATGTTAAACCTGGAGAAGTTAAACTTGCACCACTTCCTAAAGTAACACTATCCCCACTCGCACCAATCGTTAACGTGGTTCCTGATTGAGGTTCTATTGCATCGACTTCAAGTTTACTCATTAGCTATTCTCCTTTGGATTGTCTGCTTTAATTTGTGCGATCCTTGCTTTCCAGCTATCTATACCATGGTCATATATTTCTTCAAGCTGCTTGTCCCATGGTCCGTAGAGCTGTTTTCGGGTTGCGATAATTTTTTGGTTGTTCTCATATGTAGTTGCTTGTGCTTCTAGTGCATCTAACTGTGCATCAGTAGGCTTGGCAATATTTAAATTCCATTCTTTGATGTAAGGACCTTTGCCATTACTATCGTCTTGTAAAATTACATCTTTAGAAAAATCTACTTCTGCATTGACATACTGCCTTATTTTATTACTTAAACTTGCCATAATTAATCTCCTATCCTGTATGCTCCGAAAGCATTTCTTCCTGTGTCTTGAAAAAGTCTAGGTGTCCCACTTGATACTGTCATATATACATAAACTTGTAGATAATCAGTTGAACCATTCATATCAATTACCGAAGATACTGTTGGTGTAAATTCAGAACAAATATTTGCATCCCATTGTTGTGAAGAATTTGCATATAAAGAACCATTTTTATAAATAAAAACTCTAAATCTTTTTCCTGTAAATGTTCCAATTGTGTTCATAAAAGTTCTTGCATAAACAAAATATTTTCCAGCTACTGTTGGTGTAAATTTGTAATTACCTGCAGAATTGTCATACATACTATCCGTATCAAATATTTCTGTATCAAATGGAGCTAAAGTATCTACACCTGAAGTTAAAGTTAATGTTGAACCAACTTCTGCTTCAAAAGCTGGATAGTTTTGACCCGATAGTCCACCATTAGGAACCGTTAACGATGCACCTGTAGGTACCGTAATCGTGTCTCCTGATGCTCCAATGGTAATTGTATCAGCATTTTCATTAATAATGTTATTGCCGCTTTGATCCTGGATCGTGTCTACTTTTAATATAGATGCCATTAACTATTCTCCTTTGGATATTTATTTTTTACTGCATTAATAGCATCTTGCCAAGTATTAGTACCATTAACTTTATCCCAGTATTGCATATCTAGTTGGTCTTGAATAGATGGATATTCTTCTGCTCTATCTCTTTGATATTGATTAGCTTCGTATTCAGCTTGTAACTCTACCATTTTAGCTTCTATGTCAGCTACTGGTATTGGTGTTGTTCCATTGTGCCATTCAATAGTATTAATATCATTACCACTTACAGATACTTCTGCGTTTGGATTTATTTTTAATATTGCTTTTATTACTGTGTCATTCATAATTTTATCCTGCTATCTCAAATGCTGTTATTGATGCTGTTCCATTATCTCCATTCATATAAGCAGTACTAGCACCACCACCATTTTGCCAATAAAATTGATAAGTAATTGCTGATGTACTAGATGGAGAATCTAAATAACTCATACCTAATCCTACCCAACTACCAGTAGTTGATTGTGACATTCCATAAGTTGCATCTCCCAAATTTGTAGAATCTCTAAAAATAGTAGTATAGGTTCTTAAACCTACACCAAAAAGAGATGTATTTAATTCAATAAATATTTTATTTGATGCTGAACTTGGAGTAATAGTTACTGACAATGTATTAGACGAAGTAACCCAAGAAGTTGATGTTGTTGTTCTTCTTGTGCTATCTGTAGCAGTAACAACTTGCAAAACCTTACCAAAACCTGTAGCAGTTCCACTATTTGTAATAGTAGCTCCACTAGGTACGGTAATCGTATCTCCACTATCTCCTAAAGTGACATCGGTTCCTGATCGTGGTGATATTTTATTTACTTTAAGTTCACTCATTATACAATTACCAAGGTTCCTGTTACCGTTACTGTTTCTGAAAATGTTACTGGCCCTGCAAGGACTGCAGATTCAATAGTTATCGTTTTATCAATAGTCTCTGCATGAGTATAAATATCTTCTGCACCTGGTTTGTTACCAATGTAAGTTGTAGTATATAAACTATCCATTTATTCTCCTTATGCACTTATTGAATCAACAACGCTCACATATACATCCGCTGATGTTGCAGTATCTGATTGTACTTTTAATACATCCGTATTCTGCATTACAAATTTAGCACCTCCTGTTACAAGCTCTACTGAACTTGCTGGTGGTATACTTAAATCTTTTGCAATGTATCTGTCGGTTGATCCTGATACAGAAACCCAAACATCAATAGCAATCGCTGCAGCTGTTGTGTTGGTTACTCTTACTCCAATCACAGCATCATTTGAATCTGCTGTAAATACCGTTACTGCACTGTCTGTTGCTTCTGCGCTATATCTTGTAAAATCTTGTGCCATATTTTATTCTCCTAAAGGGCAATTGCCATAGCAACGGCGAATCCGTTGTTGGCAACACCTGATAAATTATTACTGTACTCTACAATATCAGTTCCATCAGAATATACAAGTTTTATTGTTTTATCTGTGGCTGCAAAAGTTGGCCCTGTTCCAGAGCTTGTTTTTACTGTTACCGTAAAGGCTCCACTTGTTGCATTTTCAATAATGTAAGTTTTTTCAACACTATCAGGAATAATGACATTGACATTAGCTGTAATGGTTCCTGTTAATTTGATGACTTTGTTTTTACCATTGGATAATGCACCATTAGTATAGGCTAAAGTTGCTCCAGTGGTTGCATTCAGGGCTACGGCATCATAGCCACCAATTGCTTGTTCTAGAATTAGTAAGTTGGTATTTGTAATTTGTCCCCAAGTTCCTGAATTTTCTCCAGTTGCTTGTACGGTTAGTTTTAAACTAGCTGATGTAGTATTTGGCATATTTTGTATTCCTTAAATTATTCGATATTAATAAATTTAGACATTACTGTCAAGCAACCTCTTTCCACGGAGAAGTTGTACCGGTATTGACTTCTACCCAGCCACTCGTTGTGCCGGTATTGACATTGGTATAAGTCGTCGTTGAGCCAGTATTTACTGGGTTCCAAATAACGAATTTAAGTGTTCCTTCTGCAACTGTCAAATTAATTCCAGTTACAAAAACATCTGCATTTCCTGTAACCTCTACATCATTATCTTGAACGGTTAACTCTTGACCGGTTACATTGACATTTGCACCTGCAGTAGCAACAACATCTCCCTCTGCAGCAGTTAATCCTTGACCGGTTAGATTGACATTTGCATCTCCAGTGACATCTGGAACATTATCTTGAACTGTTAAATCTTGACCGGTGATATTAACATCAACATCAGCAGTTACGGTTACACTATTTAAATTAGCAGATAACAGTTCACCGGTGATATTAACATTTGCATCTGCAGTAACAGTCGGAGTATTTTCTTGAAGCGTTAATTCTTGACCCGTCAGATTAACGTTTGCATCTGCAGTAACAGATACATTATCTAAGTTTGCGGATAATAATTGTCCAGTTGCATTTACATTTGCATCTGCTGTAATGGTAACACTATTTAAATTTGCAGATAATAATTCTCCAGTTACATCTACATTTGCATCTGCAGTAACAGTGACATTATCTAAATTAGCGGATAAGAGTTCACCAGTTACATTTACATCAACGCCTGTTTCAACAGTAACGTTTTCGATATTAGTAGATAATAATTGACCAGTTACATTAACATTTGCATTTGCGTTAACAGTAACATTGTCAAGATTAGTAGTTAGAGATTGTCCGGTAAGATTTACGGATACATCAACTCGGCCGATGCCCCAAGCACCTGTGCCCCAAGTGTAATTACCATTCCATCCTGCCACTTAAACCTCCTTGTTAGCCGGAGATTCTTAATATAGCTGCCGATGTAGTGAATGCTGGAAAAATAATTGTGAAAGTTCCGTCTGTGCTAACTTTATCAGATGTAAAATCTAAAACTGCAACTGCTTTGTTAGTAGCTGAAGTATTATAAATTAAAGCTCCTCTTGCAGTGATCGTTGCACCTGTAAATGATAAATCATTAAAATCAACAATCGCAACACCTGATGCAACGGATGTACTTGGATTCGGTTGTACCAATGCTCCACCACCTGCAGAGTATGATCCTGAATCACCAACTTGACCCGTAGTTGTATATGAAGTCGTTGCTGAGTTTAAAGTAGCTGAAGAACTATAAAGAGCCAACTTGAATTTATCTCCACCAAATTGGAATTCATGTTGACCTTCTAACAATTCTTTTTTAAACGAATTTGCAATCGCTTGTGTTATCGCCATAGTTTATCTCCTTATTTGCCTCCGACTCGAGGAACACCTGATTGATATTCATCTCGTCTTCGTCTTCCCATTTGTTCTATAGAGAAGCCTTCAACTACTTGTTTATACTTTCCTTCGTATAATTGCAAGAGATCATTTGGCCCCTTTAGAAAAGAAAATGCTTCTACTAAACATGCATACAAAAGTCCGTTGGGAAAATACTTACTTAAGTATGTGGTTGTATTTGTACTCGATAAACCTGGATCTTTCAAGATATAATTTAATTGAATTTCATAAGTTGAACTTGGTGTAGGCGCTAAAACAATAGTGTCTTTATCCCACATACTGTAATATTTTGGCTCTCCAGTTACTCCAGTTGAATTATATTCAGACATAAAACTTGTATCTCTATATTCTAAGAAGTTTCTAGTTCCCCCTGATCCACCATCTACAATTTGAGCGGATCGAACAACTAATAAATCTGCTGGTATGTCTATAAATCTTTGTGATGCAATTAAGTTTGCTGTTGCATATCGTCTATTATTATCAGAATCAACATCTCTAAATATTCTAAATTCTGCATTTTCAATAATGCCATCAACAATCGTAGATGTTAAAACATTACTATCTACTTCTGTGTAATCTCTAATTTTTTGTACTAATTCTGCGTATGTCATATTAACCTTGTAACGTCACTGGCCCTGCAGTGCAACCGTTTCCTCCTCCATTTACTCCACTTGTTGTAGCCGTATTGGTACTTGTAAAGTGATAATAATTTGTTGTATCTGTTATAGTACCACTTCCATTAATTTTTCCAACTGTAATTGTAAATCCACTTGCATTACTAATATCGGTTACTCCATTAAAAGAAGGTACATTTAAATACCCGGTAGCACTTGTTGGTCCTCTAAACCTAACGGTGTTACCAGTCGATCGTCCATGATTTGGTGAATAGACATTCACATAAGTTGATCCAGAATAAATTATAGTTTCAAATGGATTGTTCTGTAATAAAATTAAAACTGCTGGTTCTGTTCTATCGGGTCTTGCATTTTCTAAACCTTGTGGATCTGCAGCATGTGGTTTAGGTTCTAGTTGTGGATGTTTTGCTTCAAATTCTGAAACATGGACTCTTGCTCCATTCCATTCAATAACCATTTCTTTGTATGGAAAAGCCATACCTGATCTATCAGAAATAAATTGTGCGTATTTTCCATTTGATCTAGACATTTGGATAATAATTTTTTGGGGTTATATAAGAACTAGATGAAGAACCATCTTCAGTTAAAGCTCTATTCAATTCATCTTCATACAATAATTTCATTTGTTGAACCAATTGTGGATTGAATTTTTGTGATAAATAATATGCAAGTCCTGCTACCATACAAGGTACAAATCTATATGGTACATCTGCTTCATTAGAATAGGCTCCGGCATCCTGAATCCTGCTAACATAATAATAGTTTAGAAAGTTTCCGGCTTCAGTGGATCCGGGAGTTAAATATAAAGTAATAGTTACTTTATCAATAAATCTTTGTACAAAATATTGTGATGGAACACCTGTAGATGTTTTATTTGCAAATGCTTGATAAGTTGATCTATTTATTTTTGTAAGTGGAGTATCAACACTAGACGCATTTCTATAACTTGCTTCTAAAATATCATCAACACCATAAACTGCATTTGCACTTGAAGTACCATCAGCAGTTGATCTAAACATTGTATATTCTGCTTGACCATCTACTAATGTAATTGAATTATTTTTTACTTGCCAATAATGCAAACCTCTATTAGCCCATTCTTGAAACATTATATTCAAAGAACGTCTAGCTGTTTTTATATCATTACCAGAATAATCAAATCGACCTA